ATTTTGAAGCACGAAACAGAACTTTTACACCAAATAGAGAAATGATAAGAACAAAATATCAAGGTAAAATTGATGACGATCTTTTAGATAAGATATTAGTAGATAATAATCCTCAAAGAATAGCAGAAATTTTAGCAACGATTGATGAAGCGTTGTTAATGCAAGGAAGAGGCATGGGCTCACAGGATATTATGGCAGCTTTAAGAGGCTCCTGGGGAAGAAAGAAAAGTGCATCCGGTGGCCTAGCTAAGATTCTGGAGGTTTAATGGCTATAGCTTTAGAGTCCAGACTTCCTGAAATTAAAAGACTTTGGTTACAAGGTTTAAGCGCATCAGATATTGCGCAAGAACTTGGAGATATTAAATTAACTTCTTCAATTAAAAGAGCCATTCAACAAATGAAAGATGGAGAGTTGGCGGTTAAGCTTTCTTTAACAGAAATATCAAGTAGGTCTGATCCTAGTAGAACAGCTAAAGCTCAAGAAGCAGATAGAGCTTATTCAAAATTAAAAAGAGGGTACTCACAAGAACTTTTAGATAAAACTGACGAGTTTACTAAAAATCCAAAATATAAAAATTTATCTCAAGTTGAAAATGCTTTATATAAACATTTTAATAAATCAAAATATACACTAGCCCCTGCTGGAGTTCCGAATAAAGAACTTACAGCATTTTTTAGACCGGCGGATAAAATATTTAATATTCCAGAAAGTTTTAAAATATATGGTGGAGAATTTGGAAAAAGAAAAATACGAGAAAAACAAACTGCTTTAAGGCAGTTAATAGGAACTAAATTTTTTGCTAATAGCACACTTCCAAAATACAACGAGTTGCGTGAAGCAATGGTTAAGTTTTATTCTATACCTGAAACTAAAAGGGAAGATTTAAGTGCAACGACCAGAAATGCTATTCGTAAATTTAATCAAGATTTTTCTATTTCAACTGCGCGACAGGCTGGTCAAACAACAGGGATTGTAAAAAACTTTTTTGATGAGAAAGGTTTTGATTTTAGTAAAAAAATAAAAGATTGGAGAAAAATCTGGACCACTAAAGAAGGATTACAGGACTTACTTAAAACACCTAATCTAAGTGAAGCTGATAGAGCTTTTTATCAACGACAACTTGATAAATTAAATAAAACAGATCGTGGTTTACTAAAAGCATTAAAAGAAAAATTCCCAGCTATGTTTAAAAAAGGTGCTGCAGCAGGCACCATGCAATTAGAACACAGAGTGGCAAGAGCTCTCGGTGAAACAAAGGGCATGACATTACCTACAGACTATATTGCTAGAGCTTCATATGTTCCCGGTAGGTTTAATCAAGCTAAGTTTGAAATGTATGATAAACCATTATTCGAACTTATCGCTAAGTACAATTCTGGAGATAAATCTGCTAAATCAAAAATATTAGAATTAACTAAAGACTTTAATAAAAGATCGAAAGGATTTTTAGATAACGTAGATTTTAAATGGGGTGATAAAGTACAAATGACTGATTCTACTCCGGTGTTTACTAGAAGGTCGGATGTTAACATTCTTAAAGATATTGGAAAAAATATTGAAAGCAGTCAGGCTTATTTTAAAAGTCTTGGGTCAGAAAGAATTTCAGGAATGCCTAGAGGTGCTGTAGCAAGTGATTTTGTTGCTGCTAGTTCAAACATAGCACCTCTTCGAAAGTTGATTAATGCAGTTGAGCATTCGCCACAAACATGTAGAAAAATTTTAAATTACCAAACAGGTGGGATATCTACAACTTGTGTAGCAGCCATTAACAGAGATCCAGTGGGGGCTGCAAAAAAATTATCGAACCTTGAAGCAACTAGCGGCCCGGTTGCAGCAGTTAAAAATGCAGCCAGAGGATTTTTAGGAGCACTCGGAAGATTTGGACCTAAAGCCGGCATGTATGGCGCAATAGCTGCAGCCGGAGCAGTTGCTCAACCGCTCGTTAAACAATTTAGAAACGATGATCCATCAACTTATTTAACGGATCCCGATCAACAAGAAGGAATGCTTTTAGCGACACTCGAGGCACAAGAACGACCAAAACCTAGAAATGAAATTCTTGATTGGGGTATAGGAGCAGGAGCAGTCGGTGCAACAGCAGCCGCGGTCCCTGGTACCCGCGCCTTGTGGAAAGCAAGACGGCTACCTACTTTAAAAAGAGCGGGCATGGGTATGCCTCGTGCTGCCATGGGTCCATTAATGAAATATATTTCCGGGATGTATACTCCCGCAGGACTGCTTGCAACAGAGCCATTACGAATTGCACAAAAAAGAAGTCAAGGAGAAGGCTGGGGAGAAATAGCTAAAGATCCAACGATGTGGATGGGACCAGCATTCGCACCAGGAATGACAAGACTAGCAACTGCTGGGATGAAGAGCAAGCCATTACTCGCTAAAGCTTTAAGACTGGGTATGAGTAAGCCTGCCTTAAAACTGTTGGGTAGAACAGGTGGATATGGACTTCTGGCGTCATTAGGATTAACAGGTTACGATAAATATCAAGACTGGAAAAATAAGAGGGGGTGGTTTGCAAAAGATTAATAAAACATTAACTAAAAATATGCCCCATGTAAAATGGAAAGAAATTCCACCTGTAAAAGGGCCAAATTCACAAGGGTTGAATGTTCCTGTAAAACAAGCTAAAACATTGGAGAACTCGAGGAAAATAAATGGCAGATATAGACAAAGTTCTACCTAACGTAGAGCAAACAATAACAATTCCACCTGAAGAAGAAATCATCGCCCACAAAGAAACGGGAATAACTCAAGTTGGTGAAGATGATGTTAGAGTAGAACAACAAGAAGATGGAAGCGTTGATATAAATTTTAATCCCAACGCGGTTAATCAACCGGGCGGAGAAGGCCATTTTGACAATTTAGCAGATTTACTACCAGACGATGTCCTAGGAAAATTAGGATCAGAATTAAATGAAAATTATATGCAGTATAAATCTTCCAGAAAAGATTGGGAAGATACTTATACTAAGGGCTTAGATCTTTTAGGATTTAAATACGAAAATCCAACACAACCTTTTCAAGGAGCTAGCGGTGCAACACACCCAGTCCTTGCAGAATCAGTAACACAGTTTCAAGCACAAGCTTATAAAGAATTGCTGCCAGCAACAGGTCCAGTCCATACTCAAGTAATGGGTAGACCGGACCGACAGAAAGAAGATCAATCTGTTCGAGTAAAAAATTTCATGAACTATCAGCTCATGGATGTGATGAAGGAGTTTGAACCCGAGTTCGATCAACTGCTTTTTTATCTCCCTCTCGCCGGCTCTGCGTTTAAAAAAGTTTATTACGATGAACTTTTGGGCAGAGCCGTATCAAAATTTGTTCCGGCAGATGATTTAGTTGTTCCATACACTGCAACTTCACTTCAAGATGCAGAAGCAGTTATGCATACAATTAAATTATCAGAAAATGATTTAAGAAAAAAACAAGTAGCCGGATTTTATAGAGATGTAGAATTAAAACCTGGTTATGACGAAGAATCAGAAGTTAAGAAAAAAGAAAGAGAATTAGAAGGACTTAAAAAAACTAAAGACGAAGATGTTTTTACATTAATTGAATGTCATGTAAATTTAGATCTAGAAGGGTTTGAAGACATGGATCCTGAATCTCAAGAACCAACTGGAATTAAACTTCCATACATTGTAACTGTAGAAACAGCTTCCAGAGAAGTTTTATCAATTAGAAGAAATTATCAAATTGCTGATCCGCAAAAATTAAAAATTGAATATTTTGTTCATTTTAAATTTTTACCGGGTCTAGGTTTTTATGGACTAGGTTTAATCCACATGATTGGTGGTTTATCTAGAACTGCAACAACCGCGTTACGTCAACTATTGGACGCAGGTACATTAAGCAATTTACCTGCAGGGTTTAAGCAAAGAGGTATTCGTGTTAGAGACGAAGCTCAAGCAATACAACCTGGTGAATTCAGAGATGTAGATGCCCCTGGTGGAAATATCAGAGATGCATTTATGCCTCTTCCTTTCAAGGAGCCCTCTCAGACACTGCTCTCATTAATGGGTATTGTTGTACAGGCAGGGCAACGATTTGCCGCCATAGCTGACATGCAGGTCGGGGACGGCAACCAGCAGGCCGCTGTTGGTACGACTATTGCCCTCTTAGAGCGTGGCTCCAGGGTCATGTCAGCCATACATAAAAGATTGTATGTGGCGATGAAGCAGGAATTTCAGTTATTAGCTGGCGTATTTAAAACTTATTTACCACCAGACTATCCCTATGATGTTGTAGGGGGACAGAGAAATATTAAAGTTTCTGATTTTGATGAGAGAGTAGACATTATTCCAATTGCAGATCCAAATATTTTTTCTCAAACACAAAGAATTACAATGGCACAAACAGAATTACAACTTGCGATGGCAAATCCACAGTTGCATAATTTATACGAAACATTTCATGACATGTATCAAGCAATTGGAGTGAAAGATATTGATAAAATTCTTCCACCACCACAACAACCTACTCCAATGGACCCTGCGGTTGAAAATATTTTAGCAATGTCTAATAAACCTTTTCAAGCTTTTAAAGGTCAGGACCATACAGCGCATATTACGACCCATTTAAACTTTATGTCGACAAATTTAGCGCGAAATAATCCAGTTGTACTTGGTGCACTCGAAAAAAACATTTTTGAACATATTTCTATGATGGCACAAGAGCAGTTAGAGGTCGAAATGAGAGAAGAAATTGCTCAATTGACACAATTGCAGCAACAATTGCAAGCGAATCCAATGATGCAGCAAAATCCGCAAGTTCAACAACAATTAATGCAGATGTCAATGGCGTTAGAGTCTAGAAAAGCTAAATTAATTGCAGAAATGATGCAAGAATTTATGGAAGAAGAAAATAAAATTATGGGACAGTTTGGAAACGATCCAATTGCTAAATTAAAAGCAAGAGAACTAGATTTAAGAGCTATGGATAATGAGAAAAAAAGAGAACAAGACCAGGAAAAGATTAACTTGGACAGATCTAAGCAATTGATGGGTCAAGAACAGTTTGACGAGAAATTAGAACAAAATGAAGATCTGGCTGAACTTAGAGCTGAGACATCTTTGGTCAAACAAGAAATGTCTAATGATGCTAAAATGAGACAAGATAGGATGAAACAAAGAGATGTTCGTATCTTGAAAGGTCCAAGAAGATAGTATACAATTAAACGAGGAGAAAATATGACAAAACAACCTACTGAAAAAAAATTGCACACTAGTGGTAAAGAACTAGGAGTGGGCAAAGATGGTTATCAAACAGGTGGTATTAAATTTAAAGCACCTTTAGGGCAACCAACTAAAAACAAAGTCAAAGGCCAAAGAGCAATGCTCGCTTCTAAAAAGTCTGAAGTAAGCTGGTGGTAATATGTGGTTTTCAGCAATTAAACTTGCTTTAAACGCAGGTACGCATATATACAAAAAGCGTCAAGAGACAAAGATGGCTATGGCTGATGCACAGCACATGCACGCCGTTAAAATGGCCCGAGGTGAGGAAATTTACCAGGGTAAGCTTTTAGAATCCCGGGACAAAGATTATAAGGACGAGGTCGTTTTAGCGATTCTCACATTGCCCATAATCGTGCTTGCCTATGGGGTATGGTCAGACGATCCGGCCGCTATGACCAAGATAAATCTCTTTTTTGAGCATTTTAAAGCGCTCCCGTCATGGTTTACAAATTTATGGATACTTGTATGCGCCAGCATATTTGGTATAAAGGGAACACAAATATTTAGGGGTGGTAAAAAATAAGGTGGACACTAAGTAGCAAAAAACATATAAGGAGATATTATGTCTAAAAAATCAAGACGAAGAAATAAGAGGTTAGCATTGCTGCTTACATTAGCAGGTGGTGCAGCTTTGGCTGGAAGAGGTAAAAAGAAGTTTGGAACTGATGCAGGATTTTTAAAATCTGGAGCAGCAGGTGGTGCTAGTTTATCATCTCCTCCTATACTCGGAACCGATCATATCAAGGCACCTATTAGAAAAGATGTGCCAGATGTAGCGGTAGATAAAAAAGTAATTATTGGATCAGGCGAAGTTCCTATTGGAAGAATGCGTGGAGCAGGTACCGACGAACAAGCAATAGAAAATCAAAAGATAAGAGCTGCTTATGCCCAAAAAGGAAGGGGAATAAATCCATTTGAACAAACTGCAGCAGCAGCAGGAGCAGCATACGTACCTATAATTCCAAGAGTTATGAAAAGAGGTGTTAACTATCGTATGAAAGCTGGTGGAAGAATTGGTGCTAAGCATGGTGGTCGTGTTACTGGAATTGCAAAACGTGGTTTTGGTAGAGCATTAATGAAGGGGAAAAAATAATGAGACAAAATGGAGTAAGATCAAATGTTAGATTCCCTTATTCTCAAGGAATGAAAAAAGGTGGCAAAGTTAAAAAGAAACAAGGTTATAAAGATAGAGAAGATGAGTCTATTAGTGCAAGACGTGGAAAAGAGTCTACTAAGAAACAATCTTTCAAAGACAGACGAGACGAGTCTTATGGAAAATGGGGCAAAAGAAAATCCGGCAAAATTAATAAATAATGGGTGATATAGCTTTAAGAGGAAAAGGAGTCGTTCGAGTTCGAAAGAATTTAGGCGGTCCTATGAGTAGTGCTCGTAGAGACATGACTCATGGATATTATCAACCTGATATGGGAATGCAGGGCGGT